GGCCAGTCCGGTGGGGTAGACGTTTGCGTCAGCAGTAACGCTGACGGTTCCGACTTGGCCTGTCCCGGCAACCCCGGTGACGTCTACATTGGCCTCGCCGATGACGCTGACAGAGCCAATCTGACCCGTGCCAGCAACTCCCGTGACCGATACGTTGATCTCTGCAACTACCGTTACCGAGCCAACACTACCCGTCGCTGCTATCCCCGTAACCGGTGCGTTTGTTTCCGCAACAACAGTTACCGAGCCAACAGAGCCCGTGAGTAGCGGGAAACCGCTCTGGGACCACGGGCCTTCGCCCCAACCAGAGCGGCCCCAGCCGCCGATTGGAACGATGACATCAGCCATTACGCTATCCGAATAATTGCATTACTTGCGTCTGCGGTCGGAAACACAATGGTGAAGTCACCAGCAGTGGAGTTTTTGTCTCCACCGAAATCCAATACCACAACAGCCGGATTGGATACCGAAATCGAAGTGGTGTTAGGAGTGGTGTTGTAAATCAACGCGCCGCGAGCAGTAATTGTTGCAGTAGTGAAGGTTTCGTCTGCAAAATCGGTGAAAGCAGTGGTGCCAGAAGTCGTCGGGTTTACGTTGGTCAGAGCCTGACCGCCCGCCGAATAGCCGGTTCCGCTGGTTTCATTCGTCGCAGAATACGCAGTCGTCGACGCGTCTAGCGTCGCAGAGCTGGTATAAAGCGCAATGTTGAATGTGTCACCCGTCGAAGCGTCAAAATCGTGTACACCATAAAGAAGCTCGTTCTTGAAGGATGTACACATGTAGTTTCCTGAGAAAGCCATGTCACAGTCTCCTTATAAGTTCAGCAAGCTCCTTGTGGCCTGCGTCGGTTAGCGCGTTGTACACAGTTGTTCTATCACTTTTTATCGCTTCGCGCATATAAAATTCCAAGATTTTTAAAAGCTGCTTGCGAAAGGCATGTGCCTGTGCCCGAATAGCAGGGTTCGCGTCGTCGCTAATGGATATGATTTTATCCGCAGCGCGGTGCGCGATTTCCTCTGGGGTAAACCCGCGGCCACTGGTGGTGTGTACTTCCACCTGAAACCCCGGATTAACATTCATCTCTAGTGCCGAAAAACTCATTGTTTAGGCCTCACTACCATCCCGGTACGATATTCGTCCGTGACTTCCTTCGATTCGCCAAACATCTTCAGACCGGCAATTGCTTCAGCAAAACGTTTTTCATACTGCTGCATTATATCGGGTTCGCCCTTCATGTAGATATAGGCTTCAATCAAGCTGCCGTACAGAAGCGCAATTTGCGCGTTTTCACTCAACCAAGTAGTGCCACTGCCGCCAGATTGGGTCAAACTCAACGGACGATAGAAGTAATGCAGCTCAACCGCATACGCACTGTCCGGCGTGGGGCCCAAAATGAAGTTATCAATGTCAAATACCGCGTAATACCGCGGATTTCCAGTGGTAGCACCGTTGGGATTAAACGATTGCACGAAATCGGGGTCTTTAAAGTCCAAAAACACTTGATTTGAGCTGCCGTCCGTGAAAGACAGCGAAAACGGAGCCAAAAAGTCGCTCGGACACGCCAAATACTTGTTCGACGCCGACATATTCCCGCTTACGTTCTTGCGGAACAGGCTCAACTGCACATTTTTAAGGATGCGCTCCTCGGCCTGCACGATAAACACAGGAATATTGTTCACAAACGACGTTTCGTCGTACTGCGTATAGTCCTGAATGGCTTGTGTTAGCTGATCGTATGTAAAGCTCATGTCACCACCGTCACTTGGCCAACCTGACCGAAGCCTTGGGCCGGTTTCAGGTTAGGATTTTCAACGAGAGGAACCCCAACAAAGACGTCTAGGGGCTCAATACGGTCAGGACGCGCATTTTGCAGAGCTTCCGGGTCTACGACTTTGCGAAAAGGCCCTAATTGCGGATGCTTTGGCTCAAATTCATCTGGACCCACAAGCATTCCAGTCCATTCGCGCTTCATTAGCCTGTAAGGATAACGTTGGCCCGAACGGTCCGAGATTGCCCATGAATTTTTGCCAGATGCAAATTTCGCCATCGTCAAACCCTGTAATATTCGTACTTCGGAGCAACGTTGAACGACGACCGATCACGATCTTCCGTCGCGGCACGTTCAAACTCTTCTTCGTACACAGCTTTCAGTAGCTGCACACGGTTCGGAGCCCGCTTCAAAGCGAGGTAATAGGCTAGACCCGCCGCCAGACACGGATAAAACCGGAAAGGCAGGTCCATGGTGTTGGTGTAGATGTCCGCATCATCCATTCTGGTCAATGCGTCGTATATGATTACGTCAGTCGAGTTGTCTGGAACCGGCCAAACCTTCAAATTTGGAGTGATTTGACGGTCCAAGAAGAACTGATTTGCGCGGCTTTGCTGCGTTTTATTCGGAATCGTCAGGTAACCATCTCTGCTCAAGCGTTCCATCGAATAATCTGTGCCATTTCGACGACAAACTACCGACAAAACGTCGATTACATCGTTTCCGAGATCGTATTGGCCGTCACCCTGCGTAACTGTGATCGTCCTCTGCTTGATCGTCCACTGGTTCAAGCCGCGGTTTGCCCAATCAGCCAGCAGCAAATTAAGCGAACGCTTTGCAGTTTTAAGGTCGTAACCAGTACGAACCTCAAGACCGCACCGCTCAAACGCCTCTTCGACGTATTCCGCGACGTCTAGCTCAAAATCTTTGCTGCCTGAAGTGGCCATCAGCTCAATCCTTACGCGTTACGCACAGCACAGCTTTTGCCGCCGCGCTTTTTGCTAGAAGTGCGCACGGCACCCCCGCCTTTCATCTTTTTAACCATGCCGCCGCCACGCATTTTCTTAACCATGCCGCCGCCACGCATTTTCTTAGGTTTCATTGCCATCTTTCAATCTCCTGTAAAGGCGCTCCCGCTTTTCAAAGATTTCACGGGCGTTATACTGGCCATTATATGTATCATAATAGCCTTTTTTATCCAGCTTGTCTGCTGCTTCCTGCAACTTAGACAAACGCTGAACAAAAATCATTGCATATTCCGCATCAATTTGAGGTTCAAAGCCATGCTCGACCTCATTAACGAACTCGCTTTCCTCATCATGCGGATGAAACCCCATAACCCAAATGTCTCGGTCGATAAACATGCCGTCCGCAATGACGTCATTCATTTCGTCCAGATAAATGTGGAATAACTCAGGGTCTTCGTCGAACTTGAAATCAACAATAATTGCGACGTCAAAGTTGTCGTCGAACTGCGAAACCGTGTTGTACAGCGTCTGCTTGTTGGTTTCGTACTTGAAAAGTACCGCGACGCGGCCATCTGCCCACGCTTGTCGGGCATACGGGCAAGGCGGGAGATTGTTAAAGTAGGGATTAACTTTCTCTAAAACCGTAGAAGACCAGTCTACCAGCTCGTGGTAAACGGCTTTTTCAACTTCAAACGACGGTTTTAAGAAAGCTAAACTCATGCTAAAGACACCGATCCTTTCGTGCGCTTTCTGCGGTCAGACAATACTGCTCCGCACCCTCGCGCAATGACACCACCAGCGGCCATCTTTTTTACTTTTGCTTTTTCAGTGTTTGATACAACCTGCTTGCCTTTACTGCCTTCACGCTTCTTTTTGCGAGCTGTCGCAGCGCGTTCAGACTTGCTAAGACTTTGCGCCTTGCTGCGAGGCAAACATCTATCTGGGTTCTTCTTATTTTTCGAAGTGCCGCACTTACCCGCGATATTTCCGCTGCTATCAATCCGTACCCAATCTTCATCTACCCACTCCTGAAGCTTTCCCATGGCTATTCCTTTTTCTTCTTTTTGCCACGTTTAGCGTCTTTTGCGTAGTTCGGGTCTTTGCAATATTTGGAAGCTGCCAGATTGGCATATGCGCTGGGGTATGTGTCAAAGGTGCGCTCGGCCCAAGCTTTTCCCGCAGGACAAATCTTGCTGCCTTTGCTTTTAGAAGAAGCACCTTTACCTTTGCGCGAATACGCCACTATCAAACTCCCCAGAACTTATGCACTAATGGGGCCACTAGAATAAGAATTGCCAAACCCCAAATTTTGATGTCCAAGCGGTCTAGGGCGGACTTCTGCTCAGTCAGCTTTTCTTCAATCCGCTGATACCGCAGATTACATTCCGCTTCGTGTTTCTCTAGCTTTGCCAAGACGTCTTCTACTCGCATCTCGTCCTCACCACGCTTTACAGGACCAGTAACGGGCACTGAACTTGTCTTTTGCAGTGTCGCACGAGTGACGCGCTCTAAAGTTCTTTCGACGTCCCGGTTGATCCTTTTTAATTGCCATGTTCGGATCGCCGAAACGAACCAGCTTAACGTCAGACCCCTTCTTAGCGAGGACCGCACTTTTTTTGGCTTTACCGGGGGTACGTTTAGGTTTGTTAAATCCTGCAAATGTCTCTCCCCGATAACTCAATCTACCTGACGGCAACCTTTTTACGTCTTTTGTCGTCGCCATAAGATTGTCCCCTAGCTGTAAAAGATTGTTAGCGCCGTGATGTTGGTGAAGACGCTTACATACAAATCGTTGGTAAACAGACAGCCATCATCAGGGATGTTTACAGAGTGGGAATCAGATGCCAAAAAATCGATGTCGAGAACAGTTGCGCCACCGTTACCGTCTGTAAGCGTCAAACGACCAGCGCCTGCCCCGGTCAAAACCTGCACCTGACGAAGACGGTTGCGACCAATACTGGCCGCTCCTGTCCCAGTCAGACGTTTTGTTTTTACGTCTGAATTAGCCATTAGCTTTTCTCCTTGGTCGCTTTTTTAGGAGCAGCTTTTTCCACCTTTTTTTTCAGAGGATTGCCATCCTTGTCGAGACCGCGGGCCGCCAATTCTTCTTCAGAAGGTGCCTTAAAACGATTGCTCATAGCTCACCTCCTTACGATGCTGCGATAGTGCCGCCAGTGTCAGAACGCTTCCAGTTGGTGCCGTCAGAGAACGCCAAAATAGCGGAACCTGCTGCGCCGTCAGAAACATACACAAGCGTACCCGCGCCAGCAGAAGAAGCAGACGGAGCAGTAGCAACAGTGTAGGTGGGAACTTTGATGTCGCCGATGAAACCGTTATCGGAAGTCACGGGACCAGAGAAGGTAGTATTTGCCATGTGTCACCTCTTGCACAAGGATTCGCCTCGTAGTCTGTGCAATGTCAGGCGGGCTGGTGCCTGTCTACGAAGCTAATATGTTAAGCCCTGTTCGAATTATAACATATTTTTACAAAAAAGAAAGGGGGCTCTTTCGAGCCCCCTCAAGTGCAGTTTCAGGGAGGATGGATCGTCGTGACCCAAGTCCCTTATACCATACTTTAAGCTGCGCCGGGAGTACCGAAAACGCAACGCCAGTCGGACACGCCGAAGGAGTAACGCTCACGGGCCTTGAAGCGCATGTTACCGGTGTCAAAGTCACCTTCCATTGCCGTTTTGATTGGCGAACGGTTGAAGTATTTGAAACCGTTAGGTGCATCAGTCTTGATGAAGAATGCGTCGGTGTCGGTGAGGAAGTGGTTAACCACCGCACCTTCAGGAAGCATACCCATAGACTTCATTGCGTTCAGATCATTGTCTGCGGTGCCAGAGCGCAGGTTCGAGTTGATAACTCGCTCTGCGATGAACTGAAGCTCTTTCGGAATGATGAGCTTCATGCCGCGAACAGCAATCTTCAGACCGCGCTCGTCAGTCAGACCAGCAATGTCGATCAGCATCTGCTCAAGCGAAGTTTCGTTGAGGTCCGCTGCGGTCGCCAGAATGTTGGTCTGGTTACCCGACAGAGATGGGTGAGCGTTCGAGCAAAGTGCTGCACCGTCGCCAATCGCAGAAGCACCACCCGTGAACGCATTGTTCAGGATAGCAGCAGCTTTGATCTGCTTGGTCTGGGCCATAGAACGGGCCAGAGCCTTGGTGTAGCGCGAAGCCAGACGATCATACAGGTTATCTTCGATAGCCTCTTCAGTGATCGAGAACGCAAGCGCGATGGTTTCGTGAGTGTAACGAGAAGTGTAAGTTTCCTGTGCATCGTCAAAGCTAATGCTTCCGCCTTCGCTTTTAACAGGTGCTGTGGAAAAACCACCGAGCATAACTTCCTCTTCAAATGCACGGTCCGAAGACTCCTCATCGAAGATTTCGCTATGTTCATTCTCGTAACGGTTATATTCGAGCCCGAACAAGGCATTAAGGCCGGGTTCGAGTTCTTTCGCTAGTTGTGCGCGAGAGATAGCCATTGTTTAGCTCTCCTTAAATGCCGGTAGAATCCGCGGTGGTTTGAGAATCAAACCGGCGGGTTCCAGCGTTAAAATGAGCGTTCAGGCGAACAATAAGCGGGATACCCGCTGCCGTGAAGTCACTGTTAGCAACATCATCCATGATGCCAACAATGCGTAGCGGCAATGTTGCCGTAGTAGCGACGGACGACACTGACAACGCCGCAGTGGACGAACCAGTGTTGGTGCTGCCAGAACGAGCAGAGGTGCCCAGCGAAGCGTTTGCGAAAACGGTTGCCAGAGCAGTTGCGCGGTCAGTCAGCGAGGCGTCAGAAGCCACCTTGAACAATTGATTCGGATCGTCGGCAACATAAGCCTTAACCGGATGGTTAGTGTCTACGCTGACAGCGCCCGAACCGGGCCAGTAGTTAATCCATACAGGTTTTTTCTGTACGGAATCGACGTACTCCACACCCATCAGGACACCCAAAGCTTGGGTAGTACCACCGTCGGTTGCACCAGCTTGGTCGATAGTACCTGCCGAAGTAGGCACCACGATTTCATACTGGTAAATCGCGTTGGTATTGTTGGAGGCGATTTCATACTGAGTTACCCCAGTTGTGTTTGCACCGCTACCAACAAGCCCGATAGGACGGAGACCGTAGGCAGTATTTGCGTTTGCCATAAGAGTTCTCTCCTATTTGGGGCAGTCCTATTTACGAGGACCGCCGAAGGTTACACGAGATTGCCGATCAGCATTGCCGATCCGCATGGTTGAGTGTGCATTCTCGCGCATCATGTCAGAGTCAACTGCTTGCATCTGGTCACGACTTCTTTGGTTGAAGTACGCAGTCCTTTCTGCAACCGTCTCGTCCGGAATACGTGCGAGAAGCAGTCCGCCAACTCCAAACACACCTTGATATTTACCTGAATCGACAACAGGCGCTTCAAAGTCAGGATATTCATCCTTACGGACCAATTCCCAACCTTCGCGCATCTTGGCACTGATGTTCTTCGTGTCGTCAAAACCACGCGTTTCGGCGCGAATCCAACGATGTTTAAAGCCATCAGGGGCAGGTGGTGCATCTAGCATAGACGGGGGAGCCCAAGGCTTACGAACGGCCTGTTTCTCCCGGGTTTGGTTAGCGCGAGAAGTTCGATTGATGGTCGAACCACCGTTCTGGTTTTCATATTCGCTCATTTTCTTACTCCTTCACGTATTTCGCATATTCTTCAAGCGGCACTCCCAATTTCTTCGCGATTGCGACTTGGCTCGGGGAGAGTCGAACCTTTTTCCCACTGCGCCCAGAAACGTTTCTTGAAGCACCAACAACCGTCTGAGCGGGTCGTCTATTGGCACCGTTTCCGCCGTTTCCAAACTTGTCAGAAATACGGCGATCAAGTTCAGTATAGTATTCATCGCTCTGCGGGTCAAATCCTTCGTCTTCGACCAACTTTTTATGAATACCGAACGCTGCATAAGTCATGGCTTCGTCTGATCCGAACCATGAATTGCGTAGCGCCCACTGTTCTGCTTTAGGATCAGGCCTGCGCGGCTGCTGGGCAGGCATGGGCTGACGAGCCTGATACTGCTGCTCCGCAGCTTGCTGCTGGCGATAGCGTTCCTGCTGAATCTTAGCTTGGTTTGCGCGGTCCTGTTGAATTGCCAAAGCAGTCAATTGGCGCTGCGCCTCAACCGTGGCTTGCGCATCACCCATCTCAATAGCACGAGCCAGATTAGCTTCGACTTGAGACATTTGAGTGTTAACGCGGTTGGTGTACTCGTTGACGTAGTTCGTGTCCAAACTACTGATGCGGTTCTTTAGCTCAGAAGCTTCATTCTGGATCGCTTGAGCATAACGAATTGCTTCCTGCTCGCGGCGCTCCGCTTCCCGCATCTTTTTGGTCAGGCGGTCAATACGCTTTTGCGTAGAGGTCTCCGCCTTCTGAAATTGGTCTTCGGAATCTTCGTTAAAACTATCGGAAACTTTACTTTCCGATACCTCTACTTCGGTATCCGCTTCGTTGTCGAGCTCTAGCTCGACTTGGTTTTCTTCTTTATTTGCCATGCTTCACCTTTAAAAATAATGGATGTCTTCGGGGTCCAGAATGGTTGCCAGAATCTCGTCGTCGTTGAGAATCCGAACTTCTCCGCCGTCAATTTGGAAACGCGAGCCAGCATAGCGGGCAAACATTACCCACTGCTTCTCTTTGCACCAAGGGCCGGACGGAAACTTGGAAGTGTCCTTATATGCCAAAGGACCAATTTTGAGGACGTAGCCTACCTGCGTGGAAATGTTGCTCTTTTCCTGCACCTCGGAAGGAATGAAGATACCACCAGCGGTCTTCGATTTTCCTTGATAAGGGAGGATAAGGATGCGCCATCCAGTGGGGGCGGGCATTCTATCAAGAAGACTTCCTTCAATTTTGGAAGGGTCTAAGCGAGGCTTATCGACGTATGCGTCAGCAAGGTTCGGTTTTTCCGCCTTGGCTTCCTCGGATTTTTTAGTCATTTCTTCGATGCCCTTGCTAATGGCATCTAGGTCAAGTTTTGCAGCTTCAGTCATTTTGACGCTCCTGTTTATCTAGCAGGCTCTTGAGTTCCTGTTCCACGTGAGTAATGCACTCCAGATTGCCCATCAGCTCACGATAGTGTTCCATGGACTTCACGTTCCCGTTGGTCATGTAGTCCACGCAACCTTGGCGGCGATCACGGAGTATCCGGAAGACCGCTTCGGTAAATTTTATTTCGTACATCCAGTCCTCGCATAAAATCGAACATTGTTCGATAGTATCTTAGCATATCTTATATGAGATTTGCTAGGACAAAACATATATTTATGCGAGTTCAAAGTGGGGGGCGTCAATGAAAGGCCGCTTGCCCTGCGAACGACGCAAGTCCACGTAATCGTTCATCGCTTCTTCCATTGTACCGCTCCACTCGCGGATGTCGGGAATGTGCCACGCTGCACCCCAGCGAATGCCAACGCCAACTGCTATGGCCCCCTCTTTCATGGCGTCCGCAATCTCGTCGTATAAGTTCAACTCCCACGATCCGCGGGAGCCAACATAACACATGAGGTCCACGGCCTCGCCACCAATGTGTCGGGAGTTCATGGTCTTACTTGCGCCCTTGGCCACAAGCTCGCGCTGCTCTTCAATAGTTCGCAGCCCGCATATAACGCCAAAGTCGTTTTTGGTGACCGTAATGGCATGTTTCACAACAGCGACAAGGCGTTCGTCGACGCCTTCCAGCTTGTCCAAGCTGCGTTGGGATAGATTAAAGGTCATTTCGTCACGCCTTTCGTTTTTTCGAAAGTACGGAGCGAACCAAGACCCAAAAGGCCGCCTAGCACGGTCAGCAACGTACCCATGTCAAACTCAGGCAGCGCAGGCAGTTGTACGCCCGCCACCGCAATCGCAAAAAGCAACAGCGGCTGCAACACAAAATGGTATAGGAAAGCGATGCCACAAACCCAGCCGATGAAGGGCCGCCAGCCGCCTTTAAACACCGAGCCAGAAGCGGCTTCGGCTTTGTTTACTTCGATTTGAGCAAGCGCCAGCTCGTGAGCCTGCTTCTCTGCCATTGTGGCGATCTCATGCGCCAGCTTGGCTTTTTCGCCTGCGTCCGGAATAAACTTGTCTAGCAGACCGGTTACCGGACCAATTAAAGCTTGTAACATGGGGCTCCTCCTAAGATTTCCCGCGTTTTATCTTA